TTTTGCCGTCCACTTCAGCTCCCATTTGCGTGGATTCTGGTTCAAGCCAAACTGCAGCCTTTGCTGGTAGCCATCACCAAATTGAACGGTACGAGTGATCGGTTGACTGACACGCTGCGCACCATAATCGGGAGTTGATTCGCCTGTTGCAACGCCAAGCGTGGTGTCATCAAAAGTAGCCATTATGCGAGCAAGCCTCCAGGACGCTTCTCTTTGATGATCTGTGCTCGAACAGCAGCACCAATTTGCTCACCAAATCTAGTTGCTTGCTGATCATTACCTTGCGCACGAGTTCCAGAGGTATCAACATTGACAACCACATTCACGCCACGGTCTGAACCGCCCTGCATGCGCACCGGGATGCTACGACCATCGGGCAGGGGAACATAAGCTTCAGGACGGCTGCCTTCGCCGTACATGGCCAGTTGTGGACCGGTTGCAATACCGCCGGCCGCATAACGACGAAGTTTCATTGGACCTTCAGGCGTCATGATTCCACCCATTGCAAACTTGAAACCGCCAGTAAAGGCAAGCGGATTGAATGATGCGGCATTCATATTGAATTGAGAAACACCTGATAGGGGTGCTACGGCAGAGGCACTGGGACCACCCAAGAAACCAAGTGCCGACATGATGGTTTTCAGTATGTATTGCTGAATAATCATTCGCGCTGTTTGATTTAGGATCTCAGCAGCAAAAGCTTGGTAGTTGGTGGTGCCAGTTGTCATCAGATCGAAGATGGAATTTTCAACTCCCTTGATGCCCTGATTGGCAAGACTGGCAAACGCTTCACGAACAGTGCCAACGTTATCGGCATAGCTGATGAGGCCATCCTTCAAGCCACCCATGATGTCAGCGTTGTACTGCATTGCACGAGCATTTTCGTAAACCTTCTCAGTGATACTCCTGAATCCTTCTTCAGTTGAAGTAAACCAATCCGACATGCTCTGTGCCGCTTCACCTGTTGCAAGATCAATTGAAGCCTGCTCAAGTTGAACAATACCTTGCACAAGTGGACCTTCATTTAAATTGCCGCCAGCCTCAGCCGCTTGCTTTGCAAGATTGAAAACTTTGACAGCAAGATCATCGGTTTGCTTTCCTGCTTCAATAACAGATTTTGTATATTTATTTTCAATTTTCTCCCAGGCAGTTGCGCCAAGCATTTGCAAAGCGTCAACAGTTTCACCAATTTTATAATTTAATTGACGCTCTAATTCACCTGCTTTACGCGTGAGTTCAATGCGTTGATCAAGTAAACGTGCTTGACGTTTGGCTTCGCGTTCTGCAGCTTTATCTGCCTTTGAATTTGATTCAGAAGAAATGCCGGGCAAATTACTGGGCGGCAATGGTGTAGCACCACCCTTGGGACGCAAACCTTCAAGTTGAGTTAGTTCTGCAACCCGCTGACGAATTAATTGTTCACGGCCAGCGCGACCACGAGCATCGGTTGGACCAAGCGTTTCAATTTCTTTTCGAATGCGAGAGATGTCACCTTTTAATTCCGTGATCCGCGCAGGATCGTAAAACTTCATGCCCATGAAACGGGCAAGAGCGCGAACAGCACGATCAATTGCAGCAACAATATCTGCAAAAATACTTTGAAATGCTGAGCCAATTGGAGCAAGCAATCGACCAACACTTTCACTCAAACGTGACAAGGAAGCCTGTAAACGATCGCCGGCAGATTGCGGTCCTTGCGCAATAATTTCTGCACTCTTGCCATAACGTTTGAACAATTCTTCCGCAAACTTTTGAAAGTCTTGCAGCGAAACTTTGCCGTCTTCAAGAGCCTTGTCCAGCTCTTGCGGTGTCATGCCAACTGATTTGGCAAACAGGGTAAATGCACCCGGCAAACGCTCGCCAATCTGCTGACGAAGTTCTTCGGCGCTGACCTTGCCCTTGCTGAAGACCTGAGCCGTAGCGCGAAGTGCAGCCTCCATATCTTGCAAGCTGCCACCAGTACCGCGAATGCCAGCGGCAATACCAAGAAATGCTTTTTCCGCATCCTTGATATTTCCACCAGCACCAATAACTGAAGCAGATAATTGCGTGAATTGTTTTGTAATTAATTCTTGAGGAATGGCAAGTTGACGGCTTGTGCTGTCAACAAATGACAAGCCTTCTTGATATGAACCAATATCTTCAGTAACCAAACGCAAGGCCATGCGTTGTTTTTCAATCTCAGCCGTATAGGTTGCAAGGCCGCTCAATGCTTGACGTGCTTGACCAACTTGTGCGCCAATCGCACCACCAACAATGGCACCCGGAACACCACCGCCAACAACAGCGCCAATACCAGCGCCGGCAGCCCCTTCAAAGCCGCCAAACACGCCAGCACCAGCAATCGTCCCTGCAATCTGTGCGCCAGCGGCAAGACGCCCACGACCGCCAGGTTGAACTTTTTTCAGTTGCGCTTCAAGCTTTGCCGCCTCAGCGTTTGCTTGCTTGAATTCAGCAGTTCCAATCTCAACGCTATTTGCAATCTCGCGCCATGCATTTGCATAGCCTTTGAGATTATTAATGCTGTTTGCAGAAGTCTGCTGAATCTTTCTCAATTCATCAGATACTTCTTTGAAATTGACATTTGTAGCCGCAGCTTGTTGTCCCAGATTTTTGAAGCTACCAGACAACCGCGTGAGCTGCTCACCGCCCTGTTGCTTGATCCTCAGCAGCAGCTCAGTGGTTTGGCTCATTTGCGTTTGCTGTTCAGAACGGCTAGGGCAGCCATTTCCATCACCTGTACGCCTTCAAAGATGGCAACAGGATCCTTGACTGAATACAGCTTACAGAGCCATTCCAAACTCGGGTAGATCAGTCCTGTCAATCCAGCCATGCTTGTATGCCATTGCGTCGACATGCGGATGAACATCAATACAACCTCCCAGTTTTCCTCCCAAATCTCACAGTCCTGTTGAACAGTTTGCAGACGTACAGCGGCAATTTGCTCCTCGCTTGCGCCAAGAGCCTTCAGATCGGCCTCACGTTCATCTACAACGCCGCCTTTCGCCCAGTACTCAGCGGCGGCTTTTAGTTTTTTGCCGGCGCCCCAGTGACGCTATCGGCATATGCCTGAATCAAAGCCTTCATGACGTAGGGATCGTCACACAGCTCCTTCTTGTTCTTTTCAGTAAAAGGAACCGGCTTGCCAGTCTCATCATTAACGCCATCCCAGCCTTCAAGGATCCCATCAAGCAGGGCATCATCACCCTTCTCAACAAGAGCATTGAAGGCCGAACGACTGATCTTCTTGAAGACTGCCTCGAACGTTTGAGATTCGAAGCGATTCCCATCAACGGGGATCTCGACTTTGACTTCCCATTTGTAGGAAGCAGTCTTCTTGAGGACGAATGCCATGAACAGGAATCAGGTGAATACCAACGACATTTCGTTGTTACCAGCCGTGGTAGGCAGAGCCAGGAACGGCATGGACAGCGCGATTACGCCGTTAGTATCAGCGTAGCTGCAACCGGTAATGTCTGTCTGCGCTGCGTTCAGCGTGACGATGTTACCGCCAGTAGAACCCAGCACCATGCTGGTGGCAGCAGTGGCAGTAGCAACCGCCTTGGCGAAGTAGTCGGTGGTGCCAACAGCAGGAGCCTCGATCACAGCCGTACCACCAGGGGCGCGGTTGGTAATCAGCACTTCTTGGGAGCTAGCGGTCTCCTTGTACAGAAGATCGTTATTGAGTGCCAGGTTGAAGGATTCAACACGAGCCGAGGTCACACCATGGAAGGTGGCCGTGGTCATGTTGGTATCGTTGACCTCGATGGCAGCAGCCTGGTTGGCAACGGTGAAGGAGCCAGACAGGGCAGTGCCGTCAGGGGCGTTGTAAATGCCGATGAACTGGAAGCTAGCAACAGCAAACTGACCAGCGGTCAGGTTAAAACTCACGGTGCCGCGTGCGCCGGTGATCTTATGGCGAGTGCCGTCGTAGAAGCAATAGATCGTGGCGGAGCTGAAGCTGCTGCTCACCGGGGCATATGTGGCCGAAGTGCTGGTCACCAGGGTCTCGCTCAATCCACAAGCCTTCAACAGTGGACCGAAAGCAGGGGCGGTGCCAGCAGTACCAGAACCAGCCAACTCAACATCAAAAGTCACGCTGACGCGCTTGTTGGCAACCAAGGTGCCACGGGTAGGGTTACCAAGAAAACCTTGATAAGTGGCCGCTTGAACGTTGTCCGACTCAATCGGAGTTACTTCAAGGTTAGTAACTTGAACCGCGTCAGAACCACCGACAGGACTAGGGTCAGTCCCGTAGGTTGACTCAATCTTCGCGATTAGAAACTTCTTCCGAGTCAGTGCCATCGGTGGTAGGAGCGGCGGTTTCTGTGATCAGTGTAAGCTTCCCAGACTTGGGGTCAAACAAGTAACTGCCGCCCACTCCGGGATTGGGAACTTCCCATTCAATCTTAGCCATGATGTTAGGCGCTAGTTAATGAAGTCCTGCTCGTGCGATACCGCACAAGAAAGTCTTGGCTAATGATACCCAAAGGCATATCAGCTTCATAAAGACTGAAGTCAGTGCGATCAGGTGTCAAGTCAAGCGCATAACCATTGACAGTTTGATCAGCCATCAATTTTTGATGAACCTGCTGCGTGTAGGTATCTGAGTCATCGTCAGGGATGGCAGCACGAACAAGGGTGGTAATCCTGACCCGCATCGTCCAATCCAACTTGTCGTAAAAGTTGGTGTCAATCGGTTGATCGTTGACTGGTTCCACGATGACAGCAGGCACCTCTCCGCGTGCCAAAGGCTCCACACGGCTGCGGTAGACCGTTGCACCACTAATGCTGCTCAGATTGCTTGCAATGCGAGCAAGGATCAATTCGCGGCGTGTGTCAGCCATGATCAGGCAGAAGCAACTTGGACAACAGTACAAATCACGCCAGGAATGCTCGGATGAGCAAAGGGGCTACTAGCTGCGGCCTCGGCGTGAATGTAGGCGGCGGCATTTGATGTTGCCCACATCAATTCCAAGTAATCACCCGCGACAAGTGGCAAGACAAAATTCACTGTGCCAATCACATTGCCGTCGACGCCACCATGCTTAGCGATAATGCTGAATTTGCTGTCACTGGCAGCGACGTCACCACTGGCGCCACTGTCGTTTTTGCGCAGCCAGACATTGACATCGTGGATTTGCTCGTTCGTATTGCTGAACTGAATCGAAAAAGTCAGGCTATAAACACCAGCGTAATCAAAGGTGATTCTGTTCTGAGAAGCAATATGAATGCCGCGACTGCTTGAATCTTCTGAACGCAAATAAACAGAAGTTGGCGTATTTGCAGTTGCCGTTTGAGAAGTCTCATCCCAGAACGAACCCCAATATCCAGGCGCTGAAAAATACGGCAGTTGACA